GCCCTTGCTTGGTTACTTGGTAAACTATCAAGGACTTTCACTTCCCTTTTCCTCGACCTCTTTGGGTGCCTCTCCGCCGCCGTTCCCCGCGGCGATTATGGCTGCTTCCCATTTGTCCACTTCCAGCCTCAACTTTGCGATCTCCCTGAGCGGATCCATTCGTTTCACCTCCACCACTCCGTTTTGCAGGTAAGCACTCACTCCCGGTTTTGCGAGTAGGGCCTTGGTGGCCCTTTCGGCTTTGGCCGACAGGCCGGCCAGGCACTCCCGGAAGTTGGCTAAATCCTTGACGATGTTCGGGTCCTCCACTGGAGGAAGGTCGCTGATACTCTGTTCCACTGCTCTCACAGCCGTCTTCAACAAGACGGGTAGTCTCTGGATTTGCTCGACTGCGTTGGACATTTTGCATTCTTTCGTAGTTACGTTCGTCCACGGGCCCTTCGGCTGGTAGTCCGTCCGAATCGAGTGTGTTCTTATATTCAGATTCGACGGTTTCCCGGTCTATATTGATGGGCGCCCAGGGCGTATCCATTGCTTGGATCCTTGCACGCCACAATCGTAACTCTTCCACGTCCATTCCGATTCTTGCAGCAATGCAGGTCTCCATCAACGGCACATCTTCAGCGGCCTGGGGCCAAGCACCTCCTACAGTTAACCAGTAGGGTTTCTCCTTGTCCTTGGATTTCCTTTCATCACGTTTCTTATCGGTCGCCGCTTCACCACCATACAGCTCCACCAGTCGACTACTGTAGTCACCTGTTATTGGTGTTAGGCGATCAGTTGTTAAATATCCCTCCAATCGGTCGACTGCGGCACTGTACAATGGGACGTTCGGATCCCGCGTTGTTAAATGTAGCTTCCTCCACGTTCTTAGGGGGTCCTGGAAACTCGTTATTGAATTCGTGATGTCAGGGAAAACCCTAGCTAGGAAAGTTAAACCCTTATCCGGTTCATATCGCTCCACTTTCATCTTCAGACCCAGCTGGTCACACACCCAATTTACTCCCTTAGTAAGTCGACGCTCAGTTATACCGTCGTCCCCGAACTTGGGTCCTAGCATATGCAGAACCCACTAGGGTGGGACGTCCGGCATGGTCTTACGAATCGAGCAGTACTCGGTGAAAGCGTTCGCAGCAGAGTTCAGGTCACATGTTGTTGGGGCACCACTTTTTACACCAACTCCAGGATCGTACCTAAAGGAAAACCTCTTAGCACGAGCTGGGCAGGTGACCAACATATCCAGGTACGGTTGTAGCTCAGCATGAAAATGCTGGTCAAAGTACCTGAGGTATATGGCATTCATGACGTTCCTCTGCATCCACTTCGAAACCGTTCCGTCGAAATTACTAAAGTCTGTCTCAGCTGGTTCATCTATTCCGGCGACATATTCCTGCAATCGTTGCGCAATTTGTACTGGCGTCTTACCTGGTAGGAACCAATGCTCATGCCGCTCACTGTGAAATACCTCATCGCGGAACTTCAAAGTGAAAGCGGAGAACATTAACAGGTATCGCATGTCAGGGAATGATGATATTATTCGGCCACTCTTCATACAAGGCTCGTTCTTAAGGAACGATTCTATTAACCGTCTTGGTGGTACATCGACGGTTTCCCATATCTGACGAACTCCTAGTACCTGGGCCGGCTTTGTTAACTCGGCGGCTGTTTCTTCCAAACTGTAAGGCACACCAGTGTGTGCTATTGGTTCAGGCACTATTAATTCGACAAACTCCCTTGCCCATTGTTGGAATCTCTTACTCGGGACTTTGTTATTAGCAACAAATGTCACCCGTTGTTCTAGTGACTCCGATAGGGATTCCCAACGCTTAATCATTGGCATCATATTCTCATCATCCACTAATGGTGTTGAATAGCAACGGCTGGAACACTCTGGCAGGTCTGCTTCAAAAGCGCTTGGCCAGTGGACTTGAACTGCGTGTGGTCGCATGATTCGGCTTTCTCCTGTAGGTTGGGACAAACCTTTGCGATAGTATTGTCCCACCATAGCTAGGGTTCGTTGTTCTTTATAACCCATTCCAATCATTCTGCTGGTAACTGATTGGGCCGACTGTAGTCCCAAAAGGACATCCAAATCAGCCTTCTTGAGCCGTACGGCACAGTCTTCGCCTTCTCTTCCTATTGACACACTCAACTCGTTGTTGTCCTCGAGTGACACTAAGGCGTTCCATCCTGGCCTATTTGGGTCGGCGTAACACATCCGTCGAAGGCTTCTCGCCTTCACCTCGCATTCAATCCAGCGCACCATCCAATGGCGAGCCACTGGGGTACACCAAACCAACGCGCGGTCTGGGCAGGCTTCCCAGGGTCTGGAGTGGTGCACCTTATGGTACAACACTTCCTCAACCCCGATCAGCGACAACAACCAGCGCCACCAATTACGTGCGACTGGGGTCCGGATGAACTCACCCGCGACGCACCAGTCCCAGACTCCATGGCTCCAGTTGCTTCCACCACTAACCTCATACTCAACGGTGTTATTCCTTATCCTGTACGGCGAATCGCCGTCAATGCCAGCCACACTCCTTGGTTGGAAAGTATGGAATATTGCTGGAACGGGATGCCCTAGCACCTCGGTCCAATCTTCAACGTAATAATCGACATCAATTCCAACTACGACCATTCCGGGAGAAATCTTATCTTTCCGATTTTCATTCCCTAGATCCCCCGGGGCGTAGTGTGGACTATAACAGCGATTATAACGGCCACCGCTGTAAGGTGACAACTCATACTTAACCCAGCCCTTAGTTTGGATTGCGGCATCAATTGCAACTCTAGCAGAGTCACGCACAGAACCCGAAACGGCATGCCCATTCTCTTTGCTACGGCGAGCTACACTAGTAACTTCATCCAATGGGAACCAATCAACCACACACGTTCTTCTCGTAACATCCACAAGGCATCGCTGAAACGCCCTGTGGGGCAAACTTCGTATCAATGCAGGGTATGGCCCAATCGCCACATAGCCCGCTATCCTATCCCGCATACGCCAGCAAAAACCGACGCCTGCTCCTATCCCCACCAACGCCAACAGCGATTTGTTGTCCATTGATAGTTCAAAAGGTAAGAGAGATTTACTCATGATACTTTTCGAGAAAAT